TTTGTTCCCCGGGTGATGGGTAGATCGTACGTGTCTCCTGTTGTGCCTATCCGAACTTGCGGAAAAAGGGATTGCCCCGGGCCGATGGTAGCCGCCGTGGAGCCGTTGACCGTGAACACCGCCTTTTGGTTGGTGCTGTCTATCTCTAACTTGTTATTCGTGTCTGTTTGCAACCCCGTAACCGTGGCTGTGGGGTACTTCAAGACAGCCTTGATTTCGTTGATGGACGTTTCCGCCGCTGTCAGGTCTTCGTCAACAGAATCGCCCGTAGTGCCTACCCGCTTGATGTCTGTGGAATCCAAACTGACCGCTCCGGTTTCTCCGTTTACGGACACCACCGGAGCCTGACCCATCAGGGTAGTGATAGTGGCTTTTTTCGAAGTCCCTGATGCCCCTCCCGAAGTATCAGACACATCAACCACGTAGACGTAGTCCCCTGCCGCCGCCTCCGCGAGCGTAGGCTGGTCTGTGAGTTTACTCTCGGCCATCAGTAAATCTTGATATTAGCCCCCATCGCAAATGCCTTCACGCGGTTGGGGTAGGGGTACGGAGGGTAGACATTGATGCCGGAGAAGTAATTCCGCACCGTAGGAACGATGTCCGGCCCGGTGTTTTGGTTGTACTCCGGAAAAAGAGTGGTGTTGTACAAGAGGTAGTCCACCATCTGCTCGCGGTAGAACTCGGCGATATGGGTTGCGGTATCTACCACAGGCTTGATGTCTTCGCGGTTAGCGAGTTGGCCTTGCTCGCTCGAAGGGACACTTACGGAGTTGTTCGAGAACCGAACACGCAAGACGTACGCCATCTGTGCAAAGACAAACTGCACAAGAGCGGGTTGGATGTAGTCCTCCACCAAATCTTGGTACGCGCCTGTCAGGGTTGACGTGGCGATTTTGTTCTTCAAAGCGTTGTCGAGTTTCGTACCCAAAAAAGGCAGAATCTCTTTGGCCTGTACCATCACGATAACAGGCCGGATGAGGTTCTCATCCACCGCACTCCCCAACAGGGTGTCTTTCTTGACCTTTTCGGCGGAGACGTATAGGGTTGCCATTACTGCATTTCTATTGTCGGGATTCCTTCGATTCCCGGTTGTGGAACATAGGGATTATTACCCACTCGCATCATCACGTCATCCCAATCGTAAATGTACTCCAGCGTCTCGTCGACCTCCAACGCATCGCCTTCGGGAGCGTAGATATAGATGAGACGCTCCCACCAATGGTAGCAATTCTTGCCGCCTTTCCAGTCAAAGATGTCGTAGGTGCTTTCTCCTTTCGCGGCGAACTGCCCGTTGATTCCGTCTGCGCTCATATCGGCGATGTCCTCGTACCTGTATTGCACTCCGGACTCGCTCAACGCCACCATATTGACGCAGAAATCTCGGCTGATTCCTGTCTTGGAAATTGATGTGGAATCAAGGTCGCAGTACTGATAGCGAAGCGCAAACCAGTATCCCGCCGGGCTTAACACGTCACCCCACTCGCTGTACTCGGTGTGGTTATCGTAGGACTCCAAGTCGGCCATAGAATCGAACTGCCTCCGTGCGTGCAGTCGAAAATCAACAGACGAATCTTCTACACGCTCACGCTTCAGAAGCACCCACCCCTTCGGGAGTTGGGCGTTCTTGTCTTTGAGCCAGTTTAGCCACACTTCACCCTGCGAAGGACTGATGCGCTCCGGCCGAGATTGAGAGAGTTTTTTTTTTCGTCGTCCATAAAGGACGCTGGTATCAGCCTCTTGAAGTGAAGCGGAAGGGTGACGCTTGCCGCCGAAAGAACTGGCCGGATGCCCGCAAGGAGAATCTCCTGAAACGGCAAGACCACGGTCTTCAAAAGCAAATCGTAAGCATCGCGCATCTCGTCGGCGTTGGAGCCGAATCCGGTGTCCCCACGCAACCCAAACAGAAGAGGCGAGGTCACGCGGTGGCCCGAGAGAACTTTCAAGCTGACCTCTTTCGAGAGGTAGTCGTACAGCCTGTGCGGGTCGGGGATGTTGAACGGCTCCACCGTGGGGGCGTTCTCTTTGTCGTCGTTGTAGACAATCAGCATCCGCCCGGCGTTCTCGGCTCCGGAGAACTTGGCCTCAATCGCACGCTCCATTTCTACCCGCTCGTCGTTCGTGGGCATCCCGTTGTTGAACGAAATCATCATCGAAGGGAACAGGCCGTTCTTGATGCTCGCGAGGTGGTAGTCGGCGATGTTCTTGTCCAGTTCGATATACTTCGTGGAACCTACGTAGTCCGGAATGCCGTAGTAGAAGTCGACAGGGCTGTACACCTTGATGTGAATCAGGTGCGAGGCGGCGGTGCGGTCGTCCGTAGTAAACGCGGGGATGGGTTGTGGCTCTTCTTGGCCTTTGTTGACCTTCGCCCAGTTCGTTGAATAGTAGTACAGGCGAACTTCGTCTTGGTCATCGGCCTTGCCACACCGAACGTAGGCGGCAGGGACGTGGTTCGTTTCCGCTGGCACAGACCTGTCCGCACTCCAAATGACTTGGAAGTACGCGTTGCCATACAACTTCAGGTCGTGGGCGGCTTTCTTGAGGCAGTCCTTTTTGAACAGGGATTGCAGAAGTAGCCATTGGTCTACGTGCGCGTCCTTGTCCGGGCTGTCCAAACCCTCTCCGTAAATCATATCCCCGATGCCCTTGACGATGGCCGAGTTGATGGCGGAGTTTACGTACAGGTCTTCGAGGTAGTAGGGGTAGGCGTTGTCATCGCCAAAGAACGCCCACTCCTTATTTTGGGAAAGGAACGGCTGGTCTTGGGCCACGCCATAGTTGAGTACGCTGAAAGAGTGCTTCATCCTACATACACTACGTCCGCCGGAATGGTCGGATTGTACTCCGTAAAGGTACTCTCGGTAAGGGGCGTTCCATCGTACACGTAACCCATTTGTACCTGCTTCACGTCTGCGCCTTGTTTTACGTAGATGATGTACATCCCCTCCGGAAGCAAAGTGAAGGTATACGCTTCGTAGGTGATTGCCCGCTCGGTCTTGTCGTCAACGTCCAAAGTATACGTGAAGGTGCTGTTGGTCATAATGTGGTAGAAGTCAAATGTGGTAGGGTCGCCACGATCCGGAGAGTCGGGGTAGTAGATGATGATGTTGGTAGGCCCGGCCTTGTTAATCTGTATCATAGACGAAAGGTAAAAAGAAAGGGAGAGCCTTTGCCCCCCCTTTCCCTTAACCAAATTTCGCAATGCTACGCTGCTACCACCGTAATTCCGCCGATGCCGGAGAACGGGTCTGCATCCGTACCTGCTGCGCCAAAGTAGCACATCTGACGCTCGCGTCCCATAAACTCAAGGGTGATGCCTTTCATATCAGACATCGCCGTTCCGGAGACGAAGGAGCCGCCGGATACGTCACACCCGTTACGCGCACCGAAAAGCGTCAGCTTGTTGTCGTTATCCAAAATCCAAATGTTCGGTCGCCCGTACGTGAGGTTCTGAATCTCGGCAATGTCAGTTGCAACAGGCTGTTGCAGTACGATGGTCAGCTTCTGCTGATAGAAGTACGTGCCGTTGTTGATGTCCGTGGCGATAGTCACCTCGAAACTCGAAAGTTCCGGACGGAGTTGAAATTCGTACACGTTGAAATCCGACCCCGTAGTCACCACCGAGATGGTGTTACCAGTTCCGTTGAACCCTGTCTGCGCCGGAATGTCTACATAGTTCTGAAGGTAGACCTTCCGGATGCCGCCTAACTGATTCTTGCAATCAATTTCGCGGCCCGCTGTAATGTTGCAAGCCATCTTTCAGTTACGCAATAAAGGTTGCGCCCACAATGGCATCGGCCGGAATCCGCGTTTGAGTGCCGAGTGCAAACCGCATCACAATACGGACGTTGTCCGAACCATCATACTGGTAGGTCGGAATCCATTGAATATCGGTTTGGTCGGTTCCTACGTTCGTGCCGTACACGAGGTTCTCCTTCGTGGTAAGAACGATTGCGTCGTCAAACATACCCGGGCAGACGTTGATGGGAACGCCGAGGTAAGACAGGTTGTTGAGGTTCTGCGCTACGCCGAGGAAGTTGATACCTTGGCCTGACCCCGAATTGCCCAACTGCTGAATATACAGAGCGTAGGTCTTCACGGAAACGTAGAACGCCAGCGAGGTCTTGCCCAAGATGGCGGGTTTGTCGGATGCAGCCTTGGCGTACACAAGACCTAACTGCTCCACCGTGTTCGATGCCGTCATTGCCGTAATGTCCTGCTTGGTTGCGTCGGCAAGCGTACCAGCGGCAAGACCAGCGCTATCGAATGCACCATCATTGGAAAGAAACCCTGCGCCGAAAGTAGCAGAACCTTTCCAAATGGCGTCTTCAATGTTCTCGGCGGTTTTCGCTGCGGTCTCGGCAAGCGTGTACGTGACGAACTCTTGGGTCATCACATTTGTAGTCGCCCGAGATGTAGCCGCTCCGTGCCACCCGGGGTACACGGTCTTGCGGCAGATTTCTTCGTTGACCATCAGGTCTGTCAAAGTCAGGACACGTTCACCAATGGTCAAGTCCGCACCATCCGCAAAGGCGCACGCAGCCGCTTGCAAGGTATCCGCAACTGCAAGCGTAGGCAGAACGGCTTTGAAGTGGATGCCGTCGATGACATCCACGAATCCTTTTGCCACGGTGTCATTGGCTTTGGTAGCCGCTGCGAGGATGGGGTACTTCAGTTCCCCTGCGTACGTGGGAGTGCCGGGAGTGATGTCGAATTGACGACGGCGAGTATAACGATTGAAATTCATCACAACCAGTTTTTGAGAGTGTTAAAAACCCGGTCTTTCACGCTCCCTTCGGTTGGAATAGATACGTTCCGGTTAGCCACTTGCGGGGCGCGTGAGAGTTTTTGGGCATCGGGTCGCTTGCCCATTGCAGCCAACTCTTGACGGAGTTGCTGAATCTGTTGCCGCTGGCGGCTGATGACACGGCTTGCCAAATCGGTGCGCTCTTCACGAGCAAACCGAGCCGGACGTGCTTGGCGGGTCGGACGATCTTCGCGAGAGAATTCCCGTGAACGCTCTGCCATACGGCGGTCGCGCAGGGTTTCTTGACGTGAGAACTGTGCACGGCCGTTGGTGCCGTACAACATACGCTCGCGGCGAGCCATCCGCGCCTGGCGGATGCGGGACGCTTCAGTTTTTGCAGGTTGCTCTGCGCCTCCTGCGTTTACAAGGTCTTGTGCCATTTGGTACACTGCTTCTGCTTGGTCGGCCGATAGCCCCATATCGGTCAAAAGTTGAACGAATTGAGTTTGTGAATCCGGGGCGGATTCCTCTGTGGTGGTCTCCGCTGCGGGAGCGGGTGCGTCTGCGGTTTCTTCTTCGAAACGACGCTTGCTAAAAAGTGAACGTGCCATTAATCTAAAAATTCGGGTTCATACCTGTTGTCCGCCAGCCACGTGAAGAAGTTGCTGATGTTCTCAAACACCCCGCAGACCAAGATGGCCGAGGGCGTAAGGTCTTCCACGGTAAGAAAATAACTTGAGGCTACGTCTTGCACCTCTTCGGGATTTCCAAAGAACCCAATTAACGCCTCTTCCTCGTAGAATCCTTTCATAGGTCAAATATCTGTCGACCATTGTACTTCTTCCAAGACGCGCAAAAAAAGAGTGAGGTCGTATTCGTTCATATAACCATACAACGCTTGCGCCAGTGCTTCGACAGCATACCAGTCGCCTTTTACCACGGCTTGCTGGAGCGATACCAGTTGGCCCTGAACAAAGTCGTCGTAGTAGTAGTCCAAGATGAACTCCTCGACCATCATCTCCAATTCCTCACGCGGGCTGTTCGTCCACGTGCGGTAGATTTTATTCCATATTCCCATCGGTCTGCTTTGACATTTGCTTGTAGCGTTTCTCAAGATAACGCTTCCAAAGATTCACCTTGTCCACCGCAGACGTTTCCACCTTCTCCGGCTCGGCTTCAATGACCTCCGCCACTTCGCCGTCGTAGTCCGTCAACACCCCGTCGTAGACCTCTAACTCAACTCCGGCCTTGGTGATGTACTTCCCGTTCTGCAAGGGAACAGGCATCCCGTCTGCGTCCAGCGTAAAGACCGAAACGCCCGGCTCCAACTTCTCCGCTTCCGTAGCAACGACCTGCCCCGATTCCAACGTGGCCTCGGCGTAGAAGTTTCTGCCCTTCACGGCCGCCAGCACCCGGGCGAGGATGTTCTGCTTGCGGGCCTTGATGAGTTTGTCGGCGAAGTACCCCTCAATGGAAAAGCCTCGCAACTCGCCATCCTTGACCTTGCCCCACATCTCGTCGTTGGAGCAATGGATACGAACCATCCACGTCCCTTCGGGAACGCTCAATCCGTAGTGTTTGCTCTTGTCGAGTTCGGGGTTGACCACGAGCCACGATTCCACCACGCTCACCCCGTCCACTGGGGACTGGTGTTCGTACGTGTGGGAGTTGGCCCGGTTCTCCTTCAGAAACAACTCGGCGCATTGGCGCACCGTGTCCTTGGAAAAGTAGACGTCGTACTCCTCCTCCGTGCCTTCGTCCAACCTTGGGATGTGCTTGTCCGGAATGAGGGCAGGCCCAATAAGGGTCTTTTTGTCTTCGTCCACGGCCGCGAGGTGCGTCATCTGACTGCGGCCCTGCTTGGAGAAGTAGATGAAGTTGCGCTCGATGGCCGGAAACTTGACGAGCGAGATTGCCTCTACCCCGGTGGCTTGTGCATCGGCATCGAGGATGAGTTCTATCAGTTTCCGCTGGGGCATCTTACGCTTCGTCTAACGCGGTCAAGAATCCATTCCGAATGGTGTCCAACAACTCAACCACATCGTCGAGCGTGTTGTCCAACTTCGCCGTAGCGTTTTGCACTTGGTTGTCCGGCAAGTCATAGCCGTACGACCAGTACCCTTGGGATTTGATTTCCTTGATGGTCTCTACGGTGTCGTAGATATTCTCGATGGCGTCGTTCAACTCATCGATGTTGTAGACGTTGAAATAGTGCTTTTTCATTTCTGTGCGTTATTCAGGGTAACCGCCCTGCTCGTTTAGGTACTCGTAAATTGCCTCTTCCAGTTGGACAAAGAACCGGCCGCGAATCCACTCCTTGGCATCCCATTCTTCGAGGATGGAAAGGAGTCTGCCGGGCCTGCCATCGTACAAAGCATCGGACAACATCGAGATAAGGTCGTCAGCCATCTGCAAGTCGTCCTCGTAGACGTTGCGGTAAATCTGACTGATGAGGGAGTCGAGTTCGTTAAAAGTCATCTTTCTGTGTGTTTAATATCCTGTGCCGACCGACAGGATGCCGGGCAGCCAACTTTTATAGAATCCCCTTGGCATCCAAGATTCGGCACCGTATCCCTCAATGATGTCCAACAAATCATCACGAGTGGCTCCGCCATCTAATGCTTCAAACAAGTCTTGGGCAAGGTCTCCCGCCTCTTGCACGTAATTAGGAAACTGACGCTCTGCCTCGGCCAGCAATGCTTCAGCAGCCTGATAGGCTCGGTCGATGTTTTCTCTTTCGTAAATGCTCATCTCTGTTAGTGTTTCAACGTAAATCTGAATCTCCTCCTCACCTACGTAGGAGGCCTTGGCTCGGTAATTCGTGCGGTTGAAATTGAAGTCCAACTCCTCCTGTAGTGCTTTTTCCGCTGACCGAGGGCCGGAGAAGGGATTCGGTTTATCCAAGTCCAACTCTACAGAGTAATATGGGCCATCGTGCCACATTGAGTTGTTGGCCGGATACACGTCAAGAAAGTGGATGCCCACGTTCTCCAACGCATCGATGATTGCGTCTTCGATTTCGTCAATGGTGAGGTCGTACATTATCTGTGGTTGTTTAAAAGTAAACCGTGAAAGTTGCCTCGCCGCGACCCACTGCCACCTCACATTTGTAACCTAAAACATCCTCAATCGCGATAGCAATTTCATCAAAGTCCAGACCTTGGTCATTCCAAACTCGAAAGTTGGATGTATAGAAGTCCAGATTCTTTACCTGCACAATTCCAAGGTCGTAGCCTAACTCGTAGGCCATCGCTTCCATGAAATCCAAGACCTCATTTTCTCTTTTGCTGTACATCGGTTCTTGTTTTTCAAACAAAGGTGCGATTCTTATCCTTTTAAATGCAAGTCATCCTTGCAAATGCGTGCGTAAATGTAGGTTCACAGCCTTGCTCTTCTTGCAACACCTGCGGTCATATTTAACTGCGCTTGCATTTGGCT